CTAGAATGTAATTTTAATACTTCTGGAGAAACAGTCATCCACCCAGAGGACATTGCTTGGATGGGGACCATCACAAAGGAGCCTTTATATAGAACTGGTTTTGACAGAAATTTTTGGATGTGGGAAAGATACAATCCTGAGAAGACTTATTTGTTGGTCGCGGATGTCGCCCGAGGCGACGGCGCCGATAATTCAACATTCCATATTTTTAAATTAGAGACTATGGAAATAGTAGCAGAATATCAAGGAAAGCCAAGCCTAGACCAATATTCGACTATACTCTATCAGGCCGGCTCCGAATTCGGTAAATGTTTATTGGTTGTGGAGAATGTCGGAGTAGGGATATCTGTGCTTGAAAAACTAATAGATCTAGAGTACTCAAACTTATACTTTTCAGTTAAAAGTTCTCATGAATTTGTTGAACAGTATCAAGCAGAGTCGATGTCTAATTCTGTACCGGGATTTACAACCTCTACAAAGACAAGACCAATTATTGTGGCTAAGCTCGAAGAATTCATAAGAAATAAACTAATTACTATATATTCTCAGAGGACATTTAAGGAAATAACTACATTTATTTGGTATAATGGCAAGCCGCAGGCAATGCGTGGGTACAACGATGATCTAATCTTAGCCCTGGCAATTGGCTGTTGGGTTAGAGATACTGCTTTACAAGTTAACAAAAGAGATGTAGAATATAAGAAAGCTTTAATTGATTCTATCTTTGTTACAAACACCAAGCTAAACACCACAATCAAAGGAATGCATGGTTATAAAAGCACAGATGACTTAGATAGGTTCGACAAAGCAAAGAAAGAACACCAAGAATACAAATGGCTTTACAAAGGATAAACAATGGCAAGAAGACCGTCAGCAAAAAATCGTAGAAACAACAATCCAAGAAATCAGGAATCGGAACTTTTTAAGAGGTTAACCAGACTTTTTTCTGGACCGATTGTAAATTATAGAACACAGAATATCCGCCGGTATCGCCGGAGACATCTAGATAAGTTTAAATTTAAGTCGGCCAGCGGCAAGCAATTCAAAAAGAGTGATAATAACCCTTTTGCCGCGTTAGAAGCCGATTTAATGGCAAACCAGAATCGGCAACACCGGTACTCTGACTTTGATCAAATGGAATATACACCTGAAATCGCTTCGGCTATGGATATTTATGCAGATGAAATGACCACTTCCAGCGCTCTCAGCAGTATGCTGAGCGTGTCGTGCCCCAACGAAGAAATAAAGGTTATTTTATATAATTTGTTTACCAACATCATGAATCTAGAACACAACTTATTTGGTTGGTGCCGAACTATGTGTAAATATGGTGATTTTTTCTTGTATTTAGACCTCGATGAAGAAACCGGAGTCAAATCCGCTATTGGACTGCCTCCAAACGAGGTAGAGAGGCTTGAAGGCGAAGACGAGGACAACCCAAACTATGTTCAGTTTCAGTGGAACTCCGGCGGCTTAACTTTTGAAAACTGGCAGGTTGCACATTTCCGAATTTTAGGCAACGACAAATATGCGCCGTATGGTACCTCTATTTTGGAGGCTGCCAGAAGAATTTGGAGGCAATTAACAATGCTTGAGGATGCTGTAATGGCATACCGTATTGTCCGATCCCCGGAACGCCGTGTATTTTATATTGATGTAGGCGCGATCCCACCCGAAGATGTAGAACAATATATGCAAAAAGTGATGACTCAAATGAAACGGAATCAGGTCATCGATCCGGACACGGGCCGTGTAGATCTTCGTTATAATCCTATGAGCGTGGAAGAAGACTATTTCATTCCTGTTCGGGGAGGCACCTCATCAAAGGTTGAGAATCTTCCCGGAGGTGCTTATACAGGAGATATCGATGATGTTAAATATTTAAGGGATAAGCTGTTTTCCGCACTGAAGATCCCCCCATCGTATTTGTCTTCGACCGACGATGGCGGAGAAGACAAAACAACCTTGGCACAAAAGGACATAAGGTTTGCTAGAACGGTCCAACGCCTACAACGAGTGCTTATATCTGAACTAGAAAAAGTTGGGATTATTCACTTATATACATTAGGCTACCGCGGCGATGACCTGCTGAGCTTTAAATTATTCTTGCAAAATCCTTCGAAGATCGCGGAACTTCAAGAATTAGAACATTGGAAAACAAAATTTGATGTCGCCGCCTCAGCCACAGAAGGGTTCTTCAGTCGCAGATGGATTGCAGAGCACTTGTTTAACATGGACGACGAAGAGTTCGTGCGGAATCAAAGAGAAATGTTCTACGATAAGAAGTTTGAAGCCATGCTGGAGGTTGAAGCAGAGGCAGTTATACAAGCCGGCTCGGTCGCAGCAGAGGCTGGCGCAATGGACATAGCCGAAGAAGAAGGCCTTGTCCCTCCCGGCGGCCCCGAAGGAGAGGAGGGCCTTGAAGACGAAGAACCACTGCCGGAGGAAGGCGCCGAAGAAGATATGCTTCTTGCCGAGCCTGGCCACCGAGACGATGAAGTCAAACTTACACACAAATATACAGTCAAGAGGCCCCCGGCCCCCGGACACAGAGACGACGCGACTACCACACCGAGATCTAAAGGAAAGCTATATAACCCCGTAATAAACGATAAGCGAACTGGCATACACACTAACATGATGGCTCTAGGCGGTGTGCCAAACGGAGGCTACGGCCCGGGCCACCGCGATGTACCTGATGGGTTTAATGATCTTATGTCTTTAAGCAATGGGATCATGGAGCAACAAGGAACTATTTATAAAGACGAAGAAACCCAACTTTTTGAAGTCAATAGAGATATGGAAATGCTTATTGAACAGCTGGAGAAAAAGAATGCCAAAGAAGAGACATAACAAAAAAAGAAACACTGCAGTATTGTACGAAACTTTATTGGTTGAGCTTACAAAGGCTGTACTCTCTGAAAACAACAGTCAGAAACAGTCGATTCTCGGCTTGATTTCTAAACATTTTGGATCCAGCACAAGCCTAAAACAAGACCTAGACTTTTACAGAGCCTTGGCTGAGACTAAGGGCTTAGACAGGTATACCGCAGAAAAATTAATGTTTGAGGTCAAGAACGACCGCGAAAAGTTCCTTGACAAGAAAAGATTATTCAACGAACAAACCTCCCTAATAAACATGATGAACCGGCGCCTAACTCGTAGTGTGTTTTCTAACTTTGTACCCGGATACAAGAGCCTAGCTACAATCTCCCAGATATTTAGCTCAGATGTCTCAACAAAAAATCGTGTACTCTTAGAGAAAGAGCTGATGGAGCAGTTAGTAGCCGAATTAGAAAACCAGGCTGCAGAGAAAGATATAGTACAGATAGACAACTTGGTGTATCAAACTTTTACTAAGAAGTTTAATGAAAAATACGGAGATACTCTACTATCCGAACAAAAGGACTTGTTGAACAGATATGTGATGTCCTTTTCTGACAATGGTATCGCACTTAAATTATTTGTTGGTTCCGAGTTGGAAAGACTTCGCGAATATCTGAGTATGGCCGTTAAGACGAAAGAAATAAGCTCGGATCCAAAGATGGCTAGTTCTACAAAAGAGGTTCTGTTAATGGTTGAGGGCTTCAAGACACACCCAGTGGATGAAGCGATGATTAAAAAAGTATTAAAAATACAAGACTTAGTTAAAGAGATACAGGACTAATGGCAATCGAAGTAACAATAACTGATCCGCAAACAGACGACGATCAAAAAAGTCCGAAGCCCGGAGAAAAACAAACAAGCATGGATCTGAACATGCGCAAGGGCGTAGACGGCAGCGTGATGATCTTCGATCATGATGACATCGATATTGTCATTTTACCGGAACAAGGCAAAGTTGTGGCACTCCCAAAAGAGGTATTAACTGACGAGGTGTATGACACACAGAATCATTTATTTAAACATCTGGCCAAAAAAGGAATTGTTGAGTTTGATAGTATCAAAGGCGGTAATGTCTATGGTGCCATCGAAGGAGCGATCCAAAAGTCTGCGTTTGAAGGATTGAACGCAATTCAAGCAGCCATCTTTCAGATTGGGAAGTTCATTGAAGACGAACGCCCATATTTTGAATCTGAAAAGGCTTATTTTGATCGAGAAGAAAAAAAGCTTCTTGAACCTGATGAAGAAGACTCTACTGAACTTGGCGAAGTCCCTCACGAAGAAGTAAAAGGCTCTCTCCGGCCGGGCTGGGTCCGCGGACCATACGGCATTTACGACATGTATCGGGTGTAAGATTGATAAGTTTATTGTGGTTTATTCTAGCGGCGTATGGCCTAACTCAAATATTGGTCTATGGAACCATCTTTGATGCCGTTCGACCAACGAAGGGAAAACTTGGAGAATTATTTCGTTGTCCAATGTGCATGGGCGTTTGGGTTGGTGCATTTTTGTGGGGAATAAACAAGTATACAGAATTATTTATATTTGAATATACTATTATTAATTTGCTTATATTAAGCTGTGTGTCATCTGGCACATCGTATATACTCAATATGATTATT